AACCAGCATTATGTAAAATGCGCCGTATAGTTTTTGCCTATTAAAGTGAGTGCTTGCTAACGTAAGTTAGTGCTTACTAACATAGGGGGGAGGGGGGTATGGCTGTCGTATAATATTTGCGGGTGCCTCCAACCCACAAAAGAAGGCAAATTAGCAAAAAAGGCAAAATAGCCTTTCTGGCAAACCAAATTAGCAAAAAGAGCTATACAATCCGATTGCTTCCAATTAAAAGGAAAAAAGCGATGCCAGCACCAATTAAAGACCCGCCATACGTTTTCCCAACGACGCTTGCGAAGACGGACACCCAGCGCATCAAAGAGCTAAAGCGCATGCTGATCGAAGGCAAGGGTGAGGATGTCGTCAAGAAGGTACTGGATATTGCGCTAGAAGACGGACACCCAGGGCAAATGGCTGCGCTAAAGATGTGCATGGATCGGGCGCTACCGGCCAGCTTGTTCGAGAAGACTGCCGCACAACGCAGCGCTATCAACATCACCATATCGACGCTAGGCGCCCCGCAAGTAGTCGAGTCAGCGCCAGACGACAACATAACGGACGTAGAGGCCAAAGATGTCTGACGTACATTTCCAGTTTCTACCTTGGCAGGAACAAGTCTTTGCCGACCCCACCCGATTCAAAGTGATTGCTGCTGGCCGACGCTGCGGCAAGTCTAGGTTAGCGGCCACTACGCTGTTATTAGAGGGATTAAAGTGTCCGGCAGGTTCCGCTGTTCTTTATGTGGCGCCGACCAACGGCCAAGCCAGACAGATTATCTGGAACGTACTAATGGACTTAGGCAAGGATGTGATCGCCAACAGTCACATCAACAATCAGGACATCACGTTAATCAACGGCGCTGTTATTTATGTCAGAGGCGCCGATCGGCCGGACACCCTGCGCGGCGTGTCGTTGACCTACGCCGTGCTGGACGAGGTGGCCGACATCAAGCCCGAGACGTGGGAGCAGGTTATCCGTGCGGCGCTGTCAGACAAGAAGGGTCGGGGGATGTTCATTGGAACACCCAAAGGGCGCAATTGGTTCTACGATCTATTTCAACTTGGGGAAGACGGCACTGACAAGGATTGGAAGAGCTGGCACTTCACCACCAAAGACAACCCGCTAATTGATCCAGAAGAAATCGAGTCGGCCAAGAAGACGCTGTCCAGCTTCGCGTTTAAGCAGGAATACATGGCCAGCTTCAGTAATGCTGGCTCGGACATCTTCAAGGAAGAGTGGATCAAGTACGGCGAAGAGCCGACGCAAGGTAGTTACTTTGTGGCGGTGGACTTGGCCGGTTTTGAAGAAGTGGCGCGACAAGCGGCAAACTCTAAAAAACGCTTGGATGAGTCAGCCATTGCAGTAGTCAAAGTGACTGACGAGGGCAAATGGTGGATCAAGAAGATAGAACATGGCCGGTGGGATATTCGGGAGACGGCGGCTAAGATACTGATGGCCATGCGCGACTACCGTCCGCTGTCGATTGGAATTGAGCGCGGAGCGCTAAAAAACGCTGTTTTGCCGTATTTGAGTGACTTAATGCGCAAGAATAATGTATATTCGCACATAGTTGACCTAACGCACGGCAACCGGAAAAAGACTGACCGAATTATTTGGAGTCTCCAAGGGCGTTTTGAGCATGGCAGGATTGTGCTTAACTCAGACGAGGATTGGGATATATTCCTAGATCAGCTTCTTATGTTCCCTGCACAGGGGGTACACGATGATTTGCCTGACGCCTTGTCCTATATAGACCAATTGGCCGTGACATCCTACATGCAAGAGGATGAATCCGATGATTGGGAACCGGTGGACATTATTTCGGGTGTATAAATGGATCAAAATGAATTCGATCAACCCACAGAAAATGACAAAGAACTAGTCAGCTTCGTGGTGGAGCATTGCGATCGTTGGAGAACGTACCGCGATATTAACTTTCTCCCGCAATGGGAAGAATACGAGCGCATCTTCCGTGGCCAATGGGCATCGGAAGACAAGACAAGAGAGTCAGAGCGCTCACGCATCGTCACCCCTGCAACACAGCAAGCCGTTGAAACCAGACACGCCGAAATTATCGAGGCGATCTTTGGTTCGGGCGAATTCTTTGACATCAAAGACGATTTGCGTGATGTTGATGGCAACCCAATGGATGTCGAGTTCTTAAAGCTCCAGATGATGGAAGACTTTAAGCGCGACAAGTTGCGAAAGCACGTAGATCAAGTGGTGTTGTTGGCCGAGATTTACGGCACCGGTATCGCCGAGATCACAACGTCAATGGAGAAAGAACTAGCTCCAGCGACGATGCCAATGCCAGGCCAAGAGCAAGCAGCGATTGGTACGGTTGAGAAGATGCGCGTCTCAGTCAAGCCCATGCCAATCAACCCGAAAAATTTCCTATGGGATCCAAACGGCACAACCGTTGAGGATTGCATGGGCGTGGCCATCGAGAAGTACGTATCGATCCACAAGGTGGTGCGCGGGATTGAAAAGGGTATCTACCGCAAGGTCAACATCACGCCGACTTATGAAGATACAGATTTAGAGCCGACGCAAGAAGTTAGCCAGTACCAAGATGAGAAGGTACTGCTCTTGACGTACTACGGTCTGGTGCCTAGAGAGTATTTGAAAAAAGCGGAAGACGACGACATTGTCGAGCTGTTCCCTGACGATTCAGCCGCTGAAGATTATCAAGACATGGTCGAGGCAATCATTGTGATTGCCAACGATGGCATGCTACTGAAGGCTGAAGAAAGCCCGTACATGATGAAGGATAGGCCAGTATTGACCTATCAAGCTGATACGGTGCCAAATAGATTGCCAGGCCGTGGAACGATCGAAAAAGCCTACAACATGCAGAAATCCATTGATGCGCAAGTGCGTACTCACTTGGATTCATTGGCGCTAACAGCCTCGCCTATGATGGCCGTCGATGCGACAAGACTGCCAAGGGGTGCAAAGCTGACAATCATGCCAGGCAAGGCGATCTACACCAACGGCAACCCGAATGAGATTCTGTATCCGTTCAAGTTTGGCCAGACAGACGGCTCAAGCATCACAACAGCCGAGAAATTCCAGCAAATGCTCTTGCAAGCGACCGGTACACTAGACTCTAACGGCATGGTGTCAGCGGTGGGACGCGATGCGGCTGGGACGGGTATGTCGATGGCTGTGGCTTCGATCATCAAGAAGTACAAACGCACGTTAGTGAACTTCCAAGAAGACTTTTTGATTCCGTTCATCAACAAAGCAGCGTACCGCTTCATGCAGTTTGACCCTGAGCGCTATCCATCGGTTGATATGGTCTTCATTCCAACGGCTACTTTGGGCATCATTGCGCGTGAGTACGAACAGGCTCAGTTTATTAGCCTGTTGCAGACCCTTGGCCCTGATACTCCGGTGCTGCCGATCATATTGAAGGGTATTGTCGCCAATAGTTCGCTTTCCAACCGTGCTGAACTGATGGAACGTCTGGATTCTATGGGTCAAATCGATCCTGAAGCCCAGCAAAAGCAGATGGTTCAGGAACAGTTGGCTTTGCAAGCAGCGCAAGCACAGATTGCGGTCAATACGACGCAAGCCGAGCAGAATCGTGCTGAAGCAACCAAGATTATGATCGACACCAAGCTGAAACCTTTGGAAGTTCAAGCCAAGATTCAGCAAGGATTGACAGCTAACCTGCCTAATCAGGCTGACATGGCCTCCAGAGAGTTTGACAAGCGTGTCAAGGTCGCTGAATTGATGTTGAAAGAAGCCGACATCAAGAATAAGTCCAAGATTGTCGAGCTACAAATGTCAAAAGCCAAGGATAATGTCGTCAATGCTGAAAATGACTTCCTTGAAGAACTGCAAAAGGGAATGCAATAATGGATATTGACAAGCTATTCGACGTAGATCAGGTTCCCGACAGTCTTTTTGACTCTGTAAACAATACGGTGTCAGAAGCTAGGGCAATGCAGAAGAAAAAAGCAGCCGAAAACGCTCAAGCGGTCATTCAAGCACTTCAGAAGATGAAGGGCGACCTAGAAGGCAA